GCAGGGTGCGTTATCTACGGAGGGTTCCAAGATCCTTATGGTGGGCAATCCCACACGTAATACTGGTTATTTTTATGATGCTTTTCATAAGAGTGCTCATCGTTGGAATAAGATGACGGTGAGTTGTTATGACAGTCCGTATGTGAGCGAGGACTTTATTGAGGAAATGAAATCTCAGTACGGTGAGGATAGCAATATTTTCCGCATACGTGCTCTTGGTGAGTTTGGTGAGGATAGTAACGACACGTTGATTGGTAGGCATATTGTGGAGTCTGCGATTGCGCGTGATGTTGATCCTATGAATATCTCGCCTATTTGGGGCTTGGACGTGGCTCAGTATGGGAATGACCGTTGTGGGCTTGCTAAGAGGCAGGGAAACGTCCTTATGGAGCCTGTGAAGTCTTGGCAGGGTAAAGACCTTATGGAGACTGTGGGCTTCGTTCTGACGGAGTATGAGGCCACGAGCTTTATGGAGCGTCCGGTTGAGATCTGTGTGGACAGCATAGGGATCGGAGCGGGGGTGTGTTCTAGGCTTCAGGAGCTTGGATTACCCGCGAGGGCGATCAACGTTGCTGAGAGTCCTAGTTTGGGCGCACGTTATCAGCGTTTACGTGATGAGTTATGGTTTAAGTGTCGTGAGTGGTTTGAGGCGCGAGATTGTTCGATGCCGGATCAGGAAGAGTTGGTCAATGAGCTAACTGCGTTACGCTTTAAGATTTTGTCCTCTGGTAAGTTTAAGGCTGAAGGTAAGGATGAGATGAAGAAGCGTGGTTTGCGCTCTCCTGACTTAGCTGATGCGTTCATATTAACGTTCGGGAGCCAAGCCATGAAAGCGGCGGGTTCGGTAGATCATTATAGTTTTTCAGGTGATTTGGAGTACGGCAACAACAGTTGGATTGTGTGATGGCATTAGCGAGTAGGGTTAAGCGGCTCCCAAGTGGGCGTTTGCAGTATAACGGCGAGACATTTTCTGGCTTTAACAAGGTTCAGCGCACCCCAGGAGGTTCTAAGAAGTTCAAGGTATTAGCTAAGAAGGGGTCAAACGTTAAAAAAGTTACCTTTGGTGATCCTTCGATGAGCATTAAAAAAGGCAACAAGTCTAACAAGGCGAGTTATTGTGCTCGTTCTGGTGGGATTAAGGGTAAGGACGATAAATTTTCTGCAAATTATTGGTCACGCAGAATGTGGGATTGTTGAGGTAAAAATGCAATATATGAAAATGTATAGTAGACCAAAAGTCAATAAAATGAAGGAAGTAGCAGACGCAGTTGACGCGATGGTGGGTGAAGTTAAGACCGCTGCAAAGTCAACTAAGAAGCGCAGACCTTCTTATAAAGCTCGTATGGCTAAGACGCAAACCGGAAGGTATTCGTCTGATGCCTAAGAAAGCACCTGTTCCGAAGAATAAGCAGCTTTATTCTCGCGTGAAGAGTGAGGCTAAGAAGAAGTTTAAGGTATACCCTAGTGCATATGCAAATGCGTGGTTGGTGCGTGAGTATAAGAAGCGTGGGGGTACATACGCTTAATGGCTAAGTATCGCGGCGGTTTAACCAAATGGTTCGCGGAAGATTGGCGTGATGTAAAGACAGGTAAGCCGTGTGGGCGCAGCGGTAAGAAGGACAAGGGGCGTCCTTATCCGGCGTGTAGACCCGCAAGTAAAGCAAGGACAGCCAAGGCTAAAAAGGCTGCAAAACGTAAGACAAGTTCAAGCAGAATTAGTTGGGATGTTTAGAAAGGAAGTGCAATGCCAGGATATCATAAGGGTAAGAAAAAAGGCGGCAAGAAGAAGTAATGGCTAAAATGGACGAAGAGCGTTTTCGTGGTATTTTGCAGCATGAAATACAAAGTGCGGTAAACTACTACGACAGTGAGTTTTCACAGGAACGTGCAGACATTTTGGGATATTACCTTGGTGATCCTTTGGGCAATGAGGTTGAAAACCGTTCTCAGGTTATCGCAACTGAGGTTTCCGACACGATTGAATATATTATGCCATCTTTGATGAAGATGTTTGCATCCTCTCCTGAGTTCTCCCGCTTTCATCCAAGAGGCCCAGAGGACGTTAAGGCCGCTGAACAAGCTACTGATTTAGTTAACTTTGCCATCAATCAAGACAATCGTGGTTTTACGGTTTTGCACAATTGGTTCAAGGATGCTCTGTTGTTTAAGCAGGGCGCGGTTAAGTTTTACTGGCAAGAGACAGAAGATGTTGTCAATGAGGTTTACGAGGGTTTAACCGAAGATGAAGTTACGCTTTTGGTTAATGATCCGGCTGTTGAGGTTATTTCTCAAGATGTTGTGGAAGTTGGTACGGTTGACGAGGCCACAGGTCAGGAAGTTCCGACAGACATAAGTTTTAACGTTGAGGTGAATGTCCGTAAGAAGTCGGGCAAGGTTAAGATAGACAATGTGCCTCCTGAAGAACTAATATTTTCTCGCAGGGCCACCTCTTTAGATGATTGTGCATTTATAGCCCACCGTACTCAAGTTCGGGCGGGTGATTTGATTGAGCAAGGGTATGATGAGAATACGGTTCTTAATTATGCCGGACACGACGATTTAGACGATGAAGCGGAGCGTCAGGCGCGTTTTGAAGAGATTGAAAGCGGATCTAACTTTGAAAGCCATGATCCGACTATGCGTGAGGTTCTAGTCACAGAGGCGTATATTCGCGCAGATTTTGATGGCGATAATATTCCTGAGTTACGGCGCGTTGTTTCTTTGGGTGACGGTGTAGAGATCCTTGAGAACGAGCCGTTTGATCATGTACCATTTGCGTTATTATCACCGATTTTAATGCCGCATAGAATGGTTGGAAGATCTGTTGCTGAAATGGTGATGGATTTACAGATGATTAAGTCTTCTATCATGCGACAGATGCTAGATAACTTGTATTTGACCAATAATAGCAGGGTAGCCGCTGTTGAGGGTCAAGTGAATATGTCTGACCTTTTATCATCCCGTCCTGGTGGGATTGTACGTACTCGTGCGCCAGGAATGGTACAGCCGTTGGCGGTCCCCCAAATTGGTTCAATGGCTTTCTCCATGCTTGAGTACGTCGATCAGGTCAGAGATCAGCGCACAGGCTTCTCTAAGGCGTCTATGGGGCTTGATCCATCTACTTTGCAGTCTACCACTGCTAGCGCGGTAAACGCTACTATACAAGGCGCACAGCTAAAGATAGAGATGATTGCTCGTGTGTTTGCTGAAACCGGATGCGTTGATTTAGCTAAAGGTGTTTTGGCGTTATTGCAGAAGCACCAAGATAAAGAACGCACTATCCGTATTCGTGGTGAGTTTGTGGCAATAGATCCCCGCGCTTGGCAGAATAACTTTGATTTATCCATTGAAGTTGGCCTTGGTAATGGGCGCGAAGATGAGAAAATGGGTATGCTTACACAAATATTAAGTAAGCAAGAACAGTTATTGCAGCAACTAGGCCCGAATAATCCTGTGGTTAAACCTAGCCAGTACATCAATACGCTGAAGAAAATCGCAGAAATGGCGGGTTTTAAGGACACAGATCAGTTCTTTAGCTCTGGTGAGCAAGTTGATCAGGCGGTTGCTCAGATGGGGCAACAAGAAGGTCCAAGCCCAGAACAGGCTAAAGCTGAAGCTGAGTTGGAGTTGAAGCGTGAGAAGATGCAAGCTGAGTTGCAGTTAGAGCGTGAAAAGATGCAAGCTGAGATTGAGCTACGTAGGCAAGAGCTTCAGGCTGAACTTCAGTTACGTCAACAGAAATTGGCCTTTGGTGGTCAAGTATCGGATAATTTACCAAGAGCATGACAGATTTTATTAATGAGCAAGACAGGGGCGCAAAGGCCGCTGAGATCTTGCGAAACCCATTAGTTTTAGAAGCATTTGAAGAATTACGAAAAACGTATGTTTTTGGTTGGTCAGGAAGTGATCCTCAAGACACCGATTTTCGTGAGCAATGTTTCCATTTGCTGAAAGCGTTGGAAGCTTTCGAAGGTCACTTTGAGAATGTTGTCACAACTGGCAAGATGGCCTCTCAACAAATGGAAGAATTGCGAAGATAACTTAACAATTTGGAGATTTTTATATGTCTGGTACTCAATCTGAATCCAGTCTTTCACAGCATGATGCTGTGAGTTTACTTTTGGATACCCAAGCCCCTGAAGAGGCAAGCGAGGAAGTTCAAGAGCCTAGTGCCGAAACTGAAGTAGAGGCAACCGAAGAGGAAACCGTAGAAGCTGAAGCCGCTGAAGAAAGCCAAGCTGAAGCCGAAGAGGTAGAAACTGAGGAAAGTGATGAGGAATACGAGGAAGTCGTAGACACTTATCGCGTGAAGGTTGATGGTGATGAATATGATGTAACTCAAGATGAGTTGATCAAAAACTATCAGCTTGAGCAAACTGCTCAAAAAAGGCTTATGAAAGCGTCTGAAGAGCGTAAAGCTTTAGACTCTGAAAAAGCACAAACTGAGCAAGTTCGTACACAGTATGAACAGGCTTTAGGTCTTATGCAGAAACAATTGCAAACGTCTAATCAACCAAAAGATCAGGCGTATTGGGATAGTCTGTATGAGAGTGATCCACTTGAATACGTTAGGCAGCGTGACACTGAGCGCGACAATCAAGCTAAGATGCAAGCTGTTCAGGCAGAACAGTTACGTTTACAGCAAGAGAACCTTCAACGCGAGCAAGCTAAATTACTTGAGATAATACCGGAGTGGAAAAATTCTGAGGTGGAAGCCAAAGAAAAAGCTGCTTTGGTGAGCTACGCTAAAGAGCGTGGTTGGTCAGATCAAGAGCTAGCAAGCACAGTTGATAGTCGCTACATTGAGTTAATGCGTAAAGCGTACCTTTATGACAATTTGCAGTCTGGTAAACCAATTGCAAAGAAGAGAGTAAATGCCGCTCCTAAGATGGTTAAAAGTGGTCAACCCAAATCTAAAGCTGACTCTGCAAGTGATCGGAAGCGTAAGGCTTTTGAAAACCTGAAGAAAACGAATAGTCGAGATTCGGCTGTTCAATATCTTTTAACTCGTTAATCTAAAGGAGGCCAATTATGGCTACATATACTAGCTCTACAGCTATTGGAGAACGAGAGGATCTATCTGACGTTATATACAGGATTGATCCCGATGAAACTCCACTAGTTTCAAACTCACAGAAAGAAACCACAAAGGGTATCTTTCACGAATGGCAAGTCCAAGAGCTTGCAGCGGCGGCAGCGAACAATCACGCCAATGAAGGCGCTGATTATTCATACGTCAATCCCGCTGTAACGACAAGACTCGGGAATCACCACCAAATTGCGGTCCAAGCTGCGAGTGTCTCAAATACTCTCGATGTCGTGGACAAAGCGGGGCGTGATAAGGAAACTGCATACGTTAAGGTGCTCAAAGGAATCGAGCAACGGCGCGATATAGAGAAATCCTTGTTCGCCAATGAAGCTCGTTCAGGCTCAGATCCGCGTAAATGCGCGAAGCTTATCACTTGGATTACCAATGGTGATGCGCCTAGCGACATGGCATTTGCTACTGGTGATGGGAGTGATGTGGCCGATTTGACAGGAACTGCCCGAGCTTTAACTTTGGCTCAAATAGATGCTGCTATGTTGGCTGCATACAATGACGGTGGAAGCCCGAATATGTTGCTTATGTCACCAACAAATAAGCAGAACTTTTCTGATTTATCATCAGGCTCAGTTGCTTCAGCGCAGTTAAACTACACTGCACCACGCGATATTGCTATTGTAGGCTCTGTTTCGCTTTATCTAAGTGATTTCGGGGAACTTGCTGTGACGATTGACCGTCAGGCT